GGCAACACTGTCCAAAAATCCAGGTTGGTTATCTTTTTCATGTTTTTTTATTTTTTGGTGAAACCCTAACGCGTAATCCGTAGTATATGTCCCTGAATTGTCCATATATTGTTGACCATTGTCATCTACCATACAACCACAATGATAACCTATCTTTGTTTTATACACCCAAACACCCTTTAGACTATCTTTATTACAATGAACAAACGGGTCTCTTCCAGTGTCAACGCGATAACTAATGTAGTACCCATATTCTCTACCTTTTGGTTGTCTCCACCCTATATTATGTATTGGGTATTTTATCTTTAACGACTTAAGTCTTTTTTGATCTTGTGGGTCTTCTTCATTCATCTTTTCTGTACTCCATTTAAACAGATTTGGTTTCTTACACCATTCTGGTATTAATGTGTTTTGTTGTTTTATGTTTTCATTATACTTAAGAACGTCATTATAAGGAAACTCTTTATTTATTTTTGACATTTCATCACCCTTATCCATATCGAACCTTTGTGTGGGTGACATATAATTAGGGATTATTTTTTCAGGTGAGTTACTATCTTGATCTCGTCTAACATTCCAAGAGAGTTCTTCAGGTTTTTTATTATTCTGATTCCAATCATTAATTGCACCATCACGAAGATTTTTTAAATTATTAACCGTATCATTATCAACGATACTTCTACCAGTTTTAGGGTTTTCCGCCCCCAATAATTTCCATTGATTTTGTGCTTGTACATATTTAGTTGGTCCAGTATATGATTTAGAAGTAATCCCATATGGGTTTTGACTCTCCTTCCCAACATTAGTGTTATCTTTTTTATCAACAATTCTTTGTTCATTTAAAAATAACCTTGAATATTGTTCTTCCGTTATAATAATTTTATTTGACATAATTTAAATTTAACTGTTCCTCATTCCCACTATATAAACTACTTTCTACAAATAGAACTTTACTACAATCAACATCTTCATTTATTGGTTTATCTTTTCTTTTCATATTGTAGTGTTTTACCCTTAGTTATATAAATATTAGATAATAATAAAAAAATCCCCTTTATAAGATTAATATATAAAGGGGATTAATAAATAATAAAGTCCCTTTTATATATAATATATACATAAAAGGGACAAAGTTCTTATTTGATGAAGGAATTTTAAAAAATATTGATGGCTCTATCAAATCTAAGTGTACAAGTTATATCAGCTAAATCAGAAGAAGAATAATCTAATGACCCAAAATCAGCGTCATTTAATTGTGTTCCTTGTAACATCCATTTCTGAACAACAACCCCAGTTGGGTCTAACATTTCTAATTCGATATCTTTTTTGTATCCAGCAGCATATCCTTGTCTACCTGTTACAGACTCTGAATGAAGTCTTACCCACTCCATTAAAGCTTGTGTAGCTGAAGGACCAATTGGATCTCTAAAAGTAACTGAAATCGTTTCCCATCTAAATCTACCGATAACATAAGTTTCAGTGTTTAGAAAAGGGATAGCCACCTCATCACTTGTATATTTTGGTCGGCTTGTTGTAGATACCCACCATTCTTGTATTCCCAATTCATCTGGAAACCTCAAGATAAACCTATTCTTTCTTAATGGTTCATAAGGAACAGGCATTCTCATTAATAAATCCGCCATTTTTTAATTTTTTTTATAGTTATTATTGTATATGATAATTTTATTCATTACCTTTGTTAATAAATATCTAAAAATTAAAAAAAGTGAACTATAAAAAATTTTTTTTAGAAAATAATAGAGCTGGGTTAAAGACCAGAGAGGATTATATTAGAAAAAAATATAATACAATCTATAACGCAATCCAATTATATTGTAATAAAATAGATTTAAATGATACTACACCATTTAAAGAAAAAATATTTATTTTTATAAATGGGTTAACTGACACCCCAAAATGTAAGGAATGTGATAAAGATTTAAATTTTAAAAAAAGTTTAAGAGAGGGTTATGGGAGTTATTGTTCAATAAAATGTACAAACAAACATGTGGGTCATAAAAATAATGTTAAAGACACCTGTATTAAAAAGTATGGTGGTTCACCAATAAATGATAAAGAGATAAAGAAAAAAATAGAACAAACTAATTTAGAAAGGTATGGTGTTACTAATATATTTAAAGATAGTGAATATATCCAATCAAAAACCAAAGAAAAATTAGGTGTAACCAACCCAAATAAATTAGAAAGTGTTGTTAACAAAAGAAAGAAAACTAACCTTAGCAAGTACGGTGTAACCAACACACTATTATTAAATAACTCTCGTAAAAACAATCAAGATTCAAAATTAACTAAATTCAATGAAAAATATAAAGAATTAAATGTTGTCGATGAATATGGTGATTATGTGAAATTAAAGTGTGATGTGTGTGATGGTGAATATGAGATTGTTAGAAGTTTATTATTTTATCGGTTTAAAAATGAAATAAACCCATGTACATTATGTAACGTTGTTAGTGAATTAAAATCTATTAAAGAAAAAGAGTTAGTGGATTTTTTAATGTCTTTAAATTTAAATATCGTAGAGGGGGATAGAACTATCCTTAATGGTAAGGAAATAGATGTATATCTCCCAGATTTTAATATCGGTATAGAATTTAATGGTTTATATTGGCATAGTGAAAAGTATGTAGATAAAGATTATCACTTAAACAAAACAAATATGTGTGAGTCTAAAGGTATTCATCTAATACATATTTTTGAAGATGAGTGGGTTAAAAATAAGGATATCGTTAAAAGTAGGTTAATAAACCTGTTTAAGTTAAATGAAGGTAGAGTATATGGTAGAAAATGTATAATAAAAGATGTTTCAACTAAAGATAAAACAAAGTTCTTAAATGATAACCATATTCAAGGTACTATAGGTAGTAAAGTTAATTTGGGTTTATATTATAACGAAGAGTTAGTTTCTATAATGACATTTGGTAAAGGAAGGGTTGTAATGAATGGAATTAAAAATGAATGGGAATTATTAAGATTCTGTAATAAGATTAATCATTCTGTGATTGGTGGTGCTAGTAAATTATTCAAACACTTTCTTAAAAACCATAACCCCATACAAATAATAAGTTACGCAGATAGAAGGTGGTCACAAGGTAATTTATATAATCAGTTAGGGTTTGATAAGACACACTATTCCACACCTAACTATTTTTATGTTATTAATAGTAAAAGGGAACATAGATTTAAGTATCGTAAAAATTTATTGGTTCAAGAAGGGTTTGATGCTAATAAGACTGAAAGGGAAATTATGTATGACAGAAAAATATATCGCATATATGATTGTGGTAACCTAGTTTACGTTTATTTAAACATCAATCTCAGCGTCAACCTTATATGATGAACTTCTACCATCAGTAGAAGATAAGTGTAACCATACATCATTTTGAAATAAATCATCTATCTGATCGATGATACCATCAATAAAACCCTTAAGTTGTTTATAATAGACATTACCACTATTAACTGATTTTTTTAAATCAATCATAACTTTATTTTTATATGATATCGCCGCCGCGTCATTTGAATCACTCCAAGACCCTTGGAATTTTTTAAAAAATTCATGATACTCACTAAACTCATTTTTTCTATCATTTGTAATATCACTACTACCACCCCACCAATCTTCTACACTTTTAGCAAAATCAGATGCTACCTTATAATCTGTATCGGTATCTTGTTCCGATAATACCTTTTTAACTATTTTCTTTAAATCTGATTCAGTTAAATTAATAACTTCTCCATTCTTTTTAATTTTCATAACTACCTTTTTATATAAATATATATAACTTCTAAAAAAATTATTTCTTTATTATTATTCTTTTCTTTTTAGTATCCTTTGGATCAGAAGTATCATAAACCAAAAATGTAATCTCTGGGTATTTTTGATTCAATCTTTCCTCTATTAATTTCTCCACAACTTCAACATTACTGATATCGTCATCGCTAAACCCAATACTTATACCTTCAAACTTACCATTATCTTCATATGTACTTACTTGTTCCACCACTCTATCAACAAAATCTTCGAAAGCAACCTTCTTACCCTCTTCAGGGTTAGCACCACTTACATCCATCCCAAACTTAGTTAAAAATTCTTGTGAAGAGACTGGGTGGTAATCTTGTAAATTCAAATATTCATTGATTGATGACCCATTTAAGTTACTTTTCATCTCTTCTTTCTCAGAATGGTTAAAGTTCTTTTCTATAATTATTTTTATACCTTCTTTAATCGATTGTGGTGGGTTTGATCTAGCTGTTATGATAGAGAAGTCGCTACCACTAATTAAAGCTTCTTTAAACTTATTAAAACTAGGTCCAAAACGATTAAGTGTTAAAGCTTCCACCACATCCTTTAAAAAAGCATCATAAGACTTAAAATCTATAAATGATTGTGAGATATCATCGTTTAAATACCTAAATTCTGTACCCAATTTATGTCTAATATTTTTAAATTGTTCTGTAGATACAGATACTGGTACCCAAGTTAACCCATTCACACTATAATCTAAATGTATTCTTGTGGACATCATAAGTATATTATCATCCCAATCAAAAGAGTAAGCTCTTTTCTTAAATTCTTTCAATAATTTATATTGTGATTCGGTAAGTTTAACTTTCATATATAATAAATATTCTTAGAAATAAAAAAACCCACATATAGTGGGTTTTAATAAAATAAATTATTCTTTTTTAGTTATTTTTTGGTTTTTTCACTATCCTCGATTAAAACTTTTTTAACTATTCTCTTTAAATCTGTTTCAGATAATTTAATAACTTTTCCGTCTTTCTTAATTTTCATATTATATTGTTTTAAAATAGGTGGGGTATTTCACCCACCTTATTATTATTAAATATCGTCAAAGTTAGCACCAGTGTTAGTGATGTTAAATTCGATACTTATATATTCCAATGATCTTGTTGGTTTAATAAATATTCTACCATTCAACTCATTTCTATCAATAGATTCTGGAGTATCATCCAACGTCACTCTAAAGTCTGTCAAACCTCTCTCTTTTCTAATGTTGTCTAAAATTGGATTAACCAAACTTAAGAACTGATTTCTTACAACCTCATCATTTTGTTCAAATAACAATCTGATTGAAACCGCTGAAATAAGTTTTCTAGCTTGTAACAACAATCTTCTAACATTAATTCTATTAAGAGCTGTTTCTTTAACTTGTAACGTTTTGTTTCCAAAGATAACAACACCTACATCAGAGAACGTAGCCATAGGATTAAGTCTTCCTTCATATAAAGTATCTCTATCATCCAATCTAAGTTTTACTCTCGCCTTAATAGCGTTTGTTGTACCTCTATTTAAACCAGCCGCTGCGAACCAAGGGAAAGCAACGTTATCTGTCAGTGCAATGTTTCTCATAACTTCAACAGTAGGTGGTAACCATACGTATCTATTATTTTCCGTATCATTCATCTGTAACCATGGCCAGTATGTAGCAGAATAGTTAGAATCTATACCCGAATCTTCCACTAAGTCAACAGCTTCACCAACAGTTAAAGGTTGACCATCTGAATCGACATCTGGAGTTGTCATCACATAAAGTGAATCGGCTCTATCTACCTCAACCATATCAACCGCACTTTCGATTAGTCCTATTTGGTTTTGTAAATCTAACCCTGGTGAAGCAAATACGTTAATGTTAACCGCTTCAGGATTGTTATAAGTATAAATACCATCTAAGAAGGCGTAATAATCAGAAGTGATTCCATTGTCCCCTTCAGAGGTTACAAAAGAACTGAATAACCCACTAGTTAACCCTAATGCTCCTTTAGTACCTGTTTTAGTATAAGTGTCACCGTTAGTTCTTTGTGTTCTATATTCATCCCACCCATCATAACCACCAAACGGTGCGAATGTGAATTTTCTAGCTGCTAATTTTTCATATGGTCCACCAACTAAACTAGCATCTGTAGTAAATGCTGATACACCAACTTGTAATGTCGGTACATATGTGTTAGCACCAGCATCAATTGTCCCACTAGTTGAGTTTATATCTAAATGGAAACCATCTGTTCTACCACTATATGTGTTTTTACCATTGGCGTCTATTACACCAGCGTCAATCGCATTTACACCCTTATAATCAAAGAAGTCTTGATCAACCCCAATTGTGGAATTCAACCCTAAATACGTTTTTCTTAATTGTGAAGTAGTGAATTGACTATAAGCTGTCTTATATTCAATCTTCGGTGCAATCGCAGTACGATCACCAATATATGTTCTATTTAGAACACCCTCAAATCCTGCTGGAAAATGATTTTTTAAATCTGGATCATTCTCATCATATAATTCCACCATTATGTAACTACTTCTTAACGGATATTCACCATTAGAAGTACCTATTTTTCTAGATATATACCCATTACTTGTACTATCCAAAGATAAGTTAGAGAACTTTTCAACTACAGATGGTGTTGCATCGGTGTCATTAAAGTTTCTAACAACTAAATCAAACGTTTTATTATCTGGTCTAATATTAACTATAGAGAATTTAACATCTTGGTTAGATGAATTACCATCAGATATAGTGATAAATCTAAATAACCTTTGTAATGTTGAACCAGCTCCAGTACCTTTAAGTTCTGATAAAACCCATGGGGAATAAGCGGATAACCATTTTTCTTTATAATTATTTAAGTTATTTGTACTATTAGCAGATATAGAAACAAAAGTAACATCTAAACCTCTTACTTTGTTATTAGTGTTTAAATCTTCTAATACGTTACCATATATTTCCTCAACCCATAATTCCGTTTCCTTATCTTGTGTTGAACTACCAAATACTTTTGTTAAATAGTTTTTAGATGTTTTATCCATAGAAACATCGTAATCAATTGCGATACCTGTACTTGATGTACCTGTTATTTGAAATGAAGCTAATGGGTTACTCGGTAAGTTTGTAGTGTTAGCCATTGCCACATCTGTTGACCCTGTAACATCGAAAATTAATTCTTCATCACCATTATAAGTTCCTCTAGATCTAAGTGTTGCAATAACTGAACCATCTATATCTGTTAAACAACTAGCGGTGTATGTTACTACTGAACCAGATGTTGTTCCTGTTGCGAAACTACCTGATATACCAGCGGAAACAACTTCTAAATCAAAAGTAGCCCCACTAAAGTTACACCCAGTTTTAACATAAGCTGGTGTTGTAAGTGATAATGAAGTACCTACCACTGCAGTACCTATAGAAGTAAATGTTGAAGTTATTTGTCCATCGTTATATAATGCTTGTAGATTAGCGTCATTAAACACCATTGTCACTGGTGTCCCACCTGTAGATGCAGTATAACTTAATATACCAGCAGTTGCACCTGTTGCGGTACTAGCTACTGTAGTAGGATCCTCAGCGGAATCTAATGTTATACTCCACGCATTACCTGCGTCATATCCTGATAACCCTAAAACTCTACTTACGTATAATTGGTTTGTTTGAGTTAAAAATGATTTTGCTATGTAATTTAGTTCGTATTTTTGGAAACCATTACCTTTAAACTTTTCAGCGTTAAGTCCTCCAAAATAACTAATAAACTCGTTGTAATTAGAAATGAAGACTGGTTCAAACGCTGGTCCTTTTGGGGTCTCACCCAATAAACCTAATGTTGTTACTCCAACCTGTCTAGTTACGAATGTTAAGTCCTTCTCCGATGTGAATACACCTGGACTCACAAATATTCTGTCTGTTGATGCCATTTAAATTATTTTTTTAAATATTGTATTATTGATTACTTTTATTTATAAATATGCTAGTTTTTTCAAAAATTTTCATTTTATGGTATATAATATAAATTTAGTATGATTTTTTTCATACTTTTGTAATACTTATATAAAAATACCTATGAAAAGAGACAAAAACATAAAAATTACAACACAAACACATAAACTATTAAAAGAGTATTGTGAAGAGAATGGGTTAAAGATGTTCGCTTACGTAGAGAGATTGATAAAAGAAAGATGTAAAAAAACAACGGACATTTACGGTGAGTGAATCTTTTTAGAAAATCTTTTTAACTCTCTTTCCTTAATGAACCATCATAATGTTCAAATCTATAGTGTTCAGTTGGTGTTAATAATAACAACCCTGGGTTTATATTACCCTTAACAGTTTCTTGATAACTATATGACATAAGAGTTTGTTCGAATGGGTGAGCCCATTTAGTTTCTAAATAACATTTGTAATTACCTTCTTTAGTTAACACAATTGGCCAATTGGAAAGATAAATTTCTCCAGTAATATAAGGTAATTCCTTATATATACGGATTTCATCAAATTTTGTTTTAGGTGAATTAGGGTCAATTCCTTGTACAGGTAAATCTGGGTTTTCAGGCCAATGAGATTTACGAAACTCCCCCCCTACGTTGTACCATGACCACTGTACATCATTTGAACCGTAGAATTCGGTGAAATTTAACTTGAGGAATGAAAAATTTTCTTTTCTTATAATGTCCAATGATTTTTGATATAAATTCGGTATATAACGGTTAAATCCACTCCTACACACTTCCCCCTTTTTAGTATAAAATGACATATCATCTTCAAACCAATAATAAAAATCTAACTCTGTCTCATCAAAATGTTCAGCAACAAATACTCGTCCACCAACAATCCCTATGTTATCTTTTTTGATATGTTCAAATCCATATTGTTCACATAATTCTTTATATCTCGGTGTTGTGGATAAATCAGATGAGTTATCCAATAAGTATTTTTTAGGTTTTTTAATAAAATCATCATCATACTCTAACATTGACTCTATTAAAGTTTCAAATTGATTTGGTGAGTTAAATGTAATAACATAAAGTCCCACTTTTGAGGTGTCCAAATTATTTAATTCAACTAAGTTATTACCTTCATTCTTTACCACTACAACATCATTCTTCAACTCCTCAAAGAATTTACCAATTAAACCATTACCATCAATTTCTGAGTATGTAAATAATTCAGGATATTTATGTACCATTATAGTAAATAACGATTCTTCAGTACCCATTAAACCTTTTGATAAGGTGTCATTCATTAACCCATAATAAATCGAGTTAACTTCCGAAATAACATCTTTTTTACCCCCAAAAAAACCAGCTCTAGCAACTTTATTAACTTTTTTCTCAGATAACTCACATAATTCTTCGTATTTAAATCCATGGATTTCAGAACTTGTATCATAAGGGAAACACACAAAATGAAAATCCCTAATTAATTTAGGTAATTTATCCAAAACTTTATCGTGTGTAAAATACCCAGGATGAATTGTATTAGTTATTCCAGCATCAATCCAAAACATATATTCAGAATCAAATTTATCTAAAATAATCGCATCATGTAAAAGAAATACTTTTGACATAACTAAAGGATTATACATTTCTAATTTGGCTTGTGTTGATTGTACTAACCACTCCGCTTGATTAAACCATTCAGGGTTTGTTCTTATTAGTTGTATTTTATCATAAAACTCATTGTTCTTAAACCAAGATATATCTCTACGTATAAATTGTGTATTTTCTGTTGTCCTATGAGTTAATACAAATTTTTCTAATTCCTCATCCCCAAATATTATCATGTTCACATCGACTTGTAAAAGTTCTTGGAATTTATCTAAGTAATGTTGGAATGATCTAGACCACCCTTCCGAAAGGTTACCTCTACCGATATCCCATAAACCAGTTACAACAGTGAGTTTTGAGTTTGTTGTAACAACTTCCTTAACTTCAGGTTCTAATGAAGATTTAATTTCATCATATACATCTTTTCTAATAGCATCAATGTCCATATCACCAAAAATCTCATAAACATATCCAGCATCTTCTAATTTTTTTGTGGTTTTAGACTTTTCTTCGTTGGTCATATTACACCACTCTAAACGAATTAAACTTGGTCGGAATTTAACTAAATCAATTTGATTAAATATTGTATAGTCATGTCCTTCTGTATCTACTGAGATAACATCAAAATGATTGACATCGTGTTTTTTAATTAAAGTGTCCCAAGTTATACAATTTACCTCAACATCAATCGAATATTTCTCAACAATATCTCTATCAATCTCACTACCCATTCCATTTTTTGATGGGTCAATTACACTCATACCATAAAATGCTTCATGGACAAGACCCTCATCAACAATTTCTATTGGGATTGTTTTCATTTTTACGGTACCATCATAATCACTTATTGCAGAGTTCTCAAATTTATTATATGGATTATAACTTTTGTTATTAACCAATCTATCAAAATGTGATTTCATAGGTTCAACATATAAAACATCCGACTCATAAATGTGGGCGTAACCACTCATACTGTCAAACAAGATACCATCCATGGCCCCTATGTTTATCATAAACAACTTTTTCCCTTTTCTACCGTAGTAATGTAATACCTTATCAAAAAAATCTTCCATGTTTGTTTTTTAAATTCCTAGTTCCTTCTCAAAAAAATGAACAAAGTGTGTTTTATTATTTATCGTTTCTACATCAAAGACTGGTGTTGTTATCCAAAAATCATCGTGATACCAAGTGTCGAATATAAATGTTTTAAACATTTCAGGGTTGCTAAAGTGTAACTCTGTAATGATTACTTCATGATTTAAAATAAAATCATTCTCTAAGGAGGTATTAGAGATTTTATCAAACCCATCAATAAACCATTTTATCTTTGAGATGTGTCCACCTAATATACCACCAACTGTCATATGTTTATAATCGTGATCATTTTTACATACTTCTCGGGTTTCATTTGGATTATGTGATATCCCTGTATTAGCCAAATTAATAAGGTTATAACCAACCCAATCATTTATTTTTGGGAATAACTCAGGACAAAATAGTTTCGTAAATGAATAATTTTCCCAATCTCCAGATAACCCTGTTATTTTTTCACTATAAGGGTTATATTTTAAAAGAAACAACCCCCTATGAGATAACCCACAATCAATCCAATAAATGTAATCATAACTCTCATCATATTCATTTGATAATAAATGTATTTTATTCCAATCAACCTCATGATAAAAATTAAATTGAGAATTACTCTTTTTAATCTCAGACATTTGTTCTGTTTTTGGGTAATCTTTTAAATTTGATACTTTTACCGAAACATTAGTTAACTTATATTCTTCACAATATTCTTTAAGTAAATCGTATTGTGTGTCATTACAATAACATATTATTTCAGTGTCCATATTATTTAAAGTTCTTAAAGAATGTAAATACCTTTCGTGTCTTGAAAATGACTCATGTCCAAAAAATGGGAATCCAGTGATGTCAGTATAAAATGAGGTGACTAATTTTGTTTTCATATTGATTTTCTAAAATAATAGTCACTTAACAGTAAACAATCCATTTCTGTTTTATCGTAAACCCAAAGAGCATCACTATAACGAGATAGAATAGGTTTACCGTTTATATTAAAGGATGTATTTAACAAAACCCCTATTCCTGACTCTTTTTCAAACTCAGTTAGAAGATTATATAACCATGGGTTTTGTTCTTCTGTAACAGTTTGAACTCTTGCTGTTCCGTCAATATGTGTTATTGAAACTAATTTCTCTCTCCACTCTTCTTTTACTGTTGGACAGAATCCCATCCACCTACTTTCCCCATCAAAATTAAAGTATTTTGATACGTCTTCTAATTTACAAACGGGAGCAAACGGTCTATACCACTCTCTATTTTTAACTTTAGAATTTAAAGTGTCTTTCATGTTTTCATAAGTGGGGTTACAAATGATACTTCTATTCCCTAAAGCTCTAGGACCATGTTCCGAATTTCCTCTAACGACACCTACAATTCTCCCATCGACTAAATCTTTAACTAATGTTTTATGTTTTAAAGGTTGTCCATGTCTTTCTTCAACATGAGACATTAAAGTGTGTTTATCTAAAATTGGGATACCAGCGTAGGTTATATCTATCGCCTTTTTAGGTTTAATATGGTTTAATATCATTCCTGTAGCGATACCACAATCGTTTGGATTTGGGGGTACAAAAACAGGTATATCAAGTTCTTCGTTAAGTTTTGTATTTAACAATATATTCAAAGCACAACCACCAACAAGAATTAAAGGTATGTTTGGGTATTTTTCTAAAAATGGTTTTGTAAGTTCCATAAATACATTCTCAAACGCAACTTGAGAAGTCTTAGCTATATCCCAACCTACTTGTCCTATCAAACGATTTTCAATATCAAAGATTAAATCTGTTTTTTCTCCTAACATTTTTAAATATTCAAGGTAGTTATTACCATCTGGTTTTTTCCTATAATAATCCTCAAAATAAGGTAACCACTCTTCATTAACATTACCATAAGAACAAAGTCCCATAATTTTTCCTGAATAAACTAAGTTTCCAATATTAAGAGCTGGTTCCCGTCTAATATCTCCCAAGTAATCCCCAAACGACATATATGGGAATCCTAAGTCTATATTATATTTTTCCACTAAATTTATTGTTTTTCTATCTTGAGCGTGATAAATATTAAAGAACCCATCATTACCACCACCATCAAATGAAATAATTAATGCTTCATTATAATCGGTTTGGTATAACCCACAAGCGGCGTGACTTAAATGGTGTAATGAATTTACATATTCCTTTGCTGGTATAAGTGTTTCGTAGTGAACTTTTTTCGTATCCTCTATTGTGTCCGAATTTAAATAATAACATTTATCATATTCCGAAATTCCATATTCGTCTTTAATAAATTGTAAAATATGTTTTAATAGAAATGGTCTTGAATGTGAAACCAAATATTGTGAGTAACCTGCGTTTTTTTGGGTTATAAATCTTTCCACTTCTATAACCACAACGATTTTACCTTGATCTTCAACAACAACCGCAGAATTGTGTGAACCATAAAATGATATATTAGCCATCTTTTTTTTCATTATAATTTTCCTGTTAATTTATCACACCACCCTTTTGAAGTTGAATATGGCCATACAACCCAATAGGTTGGTTTATCCGTAGTGTCAAATTCTCTCCATATTTTACAATACCCATCAGGATCTTTCATCATTCCATTAATTTCATTAATGTCAGCATCTAACCTATATAATGTTTCGTCTTTTGAATTGTGGAATGCAACCACCCAAAACTCATAATCAGTTTCTGGTACACTATCATATTGTACGTCAACACAATGTTTAAAGATTGAAGAAAACGACTCTTTCCATTCTTGTTCTGAAGAATATGTGTATGGGTTTGGAGGGTATTGTTTATCTAAAGTGTGTTGTTGTACCGACCTATTTGAGAACATTACACCAGAGTATTTTTCATATTCTTGGATTGTTCTTTCCGTACCTAAACCGTAAATACCAAAATCACAATCAGGAGTTTCACCATCAATACCCAATAACTGTCTGTTCTTTTGGTGACATCTTTCATTTCTTTTACCCCATTCCTTGTCGTCATCCCATTGTTTTGTTCTTCCCTTACGAGTATATTCGTGCCAAATAACCGTTTTATGTGGGTGAAACAAATCATACCCATGAGTATAAGATCTTACAGCAATTGATATCTCTTCACCATGGAAATAGAATTCAGGGTCGTGTTGTACTTCTGTTGAAAATTGACCCAATGTGAAACACATATGAGCAGAATAGAATCTAGATGGTACAGGACTTTTTATTTTTTCCCACTCTGGTATTGTTTCTGGTAAGAAAAATACACAACCTTCAGGTGTGAACCTATCAAAGGTCATTCTCCATGGTTCAGTAACCCTACCTTCTGGGTCGTTCTCAGGGTCAAAAGAAGAAACATAACCTGTTAATAAAGGTTTTTTATATCCTTTCTTTTGTAATTGTTTAATCATTTTAATTAATGTGACATCCCAATCCTGTTCAAATCTCATGTGAGAATCAATCTGTAAAGTATATTCTTCACCCTCATATAGTTGTTGGGTTAAGTTTCTTGCCCAACAAACACCTGTTGATTCACTATATGGTATATTTAATATCCTAAATCTTTTATCTTCATCATATTCGGAAAGGTCATCAAAACCATCTTCGGGGTGAAATTGTCTAGCAATACCCAGTCTAATGTTTTTTGGTCTCTTTGATTTCTCCAACATATCCTTTATGGTTGGGATTTATTGTGGGTCTCTGTAAGACGCTATTTGAACAAATATTTTCATTGATTTTTATTTTATTTATTTTTATTTAAAATTACAATGAAAAAACAAAAAGACAATAGTAAACTTATTTATTTATTCTTCACAACCGTATATTGAATTACATGATTTACAAGTCGCAAAAAAACCGTATAACAAAGTCCCAACATAAACTGGTGTTCCAGCAATCAGTTCGACAACTATAAAACATTCTCCACCTACTAATACGTAGCTACCTACGATAGTTCCAGATGGTAATATAGCGTATTTAAATGTACCGGGATAACAACAAGATTCACATTTCACAACCTTTCCTGATGTTGGTGTTACTGTAGGTGTTACTGTAGGAGTTAACGTGTTAGTTGGCCTAGGTGTCTTTGGTGGTGTCTTTGTAGGAGTTACTGTAGGTGTATTTGTTGGTGTTAACGTGTTTGGTGGTGTCTTTGTAGGAGTTACTGTAGGTGTATTTGTTGGTGTTAACGTGTTTGGTGGTGTCTTTGTAG